ATGAACGCAGATTTCTTCACTTGCGGCGAAAAAGACCCAAGAATTAGCGCTAAATATATTATTAACGCTTTAGAATCGGAAAAATACAGAATTAGAGTCGTAAAAAGATAAAAAAAGCGGTATAAATAAAAACAGCAAACTTTTTGTGTTAAATAGTGGCTTCTAGGGCATTCAAAGATATCAATTTATCCTTCAAACGTCATCCTGTGACGAATGATTTGGTGACAATAAAGAATGAAGATGCTATCAAGAGATCTGTAAAGAACATAATTTTTACAATTCTTGGTGAAAAACCATTTTCACCTGATTTTGGTTCTTTTGTATCCGAATCATTGTTTAGTTTAAATACAGAGTATGATTCAATCACTCTTGAAGATGAAATTAAAAACGTTTTGTATCAATTTGAACCAAGAATAGATAATATTTTGGTTACTGTGTCAGTTTATCCTGATTCTAATGAAACAAATGCCACAATTCAGTATGATATCGTTGGTGAACCTTCACCATCACAAACTGTAGATGTTCTCCTTTTCCCAGCTAGAGTATAATGGCTTTCGGTCAATATGTAAACTTAGATTTTGATCAGATTAAGACTTCAATTAAAGATTATCTGAAATCAAACACAAACTTCACAGATTATGATTTTGAAGGGTCAAACCTTTCAATCATAATAGATGCTTTAGCGTATAATACTTATATTACGTCATATAATACCAATATGGCTGCAAATGAGTGTTTTCTTGACTCCTCTACACTACGAGAGAACGTTGTTGCACTTGCCAGAAACATTGGATACGTTCCAAGATCTCGCAGATCATCTCGAGCAAAGATTTCATTCTTTATTAGTGGACTTACTGAAACTGTAACCGCTACAATTCGTGCTGGTATCATTTGTAATGGTGCTGGATCTAACACAAATTATATTTTTTCAATTCCAGAAGATATTACAGTTCCTGTATCAAATGGAGTTGCAATATTTAATAATATTGAAATTTATGAGGGTACATTCCTTAGTCAAAACTTCACAGTTAATACTGCACATACTAATCAACGTTATATTTTAGCAAATCCATCAATTGACACATCTACAATTAGAGTTAAGGTTAAACCATCTGAAAGTTCCTCATCAACTGTAACATATAAACAAATTGATAATATTGTTGGTGTAACATCAACATCTTCCTCCTACTTATTACAAGAAATTGAAGATGAAAGGTATGAATTAGTATTTGGAGATAATGTAATTGGTAAAAAGTTATCAAATGATAATTATATTACAGTTTCTTACATCATAACTGGTGGAAAGAGTGGAAATGGTGCTGCTAACTTTAGTTTTATTGGAAATATCGTTAATCAAGATGGTGCAACTATCGATGCATCTAATTTTTCCCTAGTTACTACAAATGAAAATTCAAGAGATGGTGATGATATCGAATCAATTTCCTCAATTAAGTATTATGCTCCTCGAATTTACTCGTCTCAGTATCGTGCAGTCACTTCATCTGATTACGAGTCAGTTTTAGGTTATATTTACCCAAATGTTGAATCTGTAACCGCTTTTGGTGGTGAAGAGATGAGTCCGCCTCGTTTTGGTAAAGTTTTTATCTCAGTTAAACCTCGAAATGGTGATTTTTTATCTGATGAGACAAAAAGAGAGTTAGTTTCAAAATTAAAAGGTTATGCAGTCGCTGGAATCGTACCAGAGTTCATTGATTTAAAATATTTGTATGTTGAAGTTCAGACAAGTCCATATTACAACCCAAATTTAAATGATGATCAAGATAATTTGAAAACTGACATTTCAAATGCTCTTACACAGTATTCAAGATCAATTGATGTGAATAAATTCGGTGGTAGATTCAAATATAGTAAGGCTGTGTCACTTATTGATAATGTTGATTCATCAATTACATCAAATATCACTCTTGTGAAAATTAGACGTAATTTAAAAGCAGTTTTGGGTCAATTTGCTCAATATGAGCTTTGTTACGGTAATCGTTTCCACACTCAAGAGAGTTCATATAATGTAGTTTCAACAGGATTTACAATGGAAGGTATAACAGGCACTGTTTACCTTTCTGACGAAGTAATTAACCGTGAAAAAGGAAGAATATTCTTCTTTACATATACAGAAGGTGGAACTCCAAGTATTGTGAAGAAAAACGCTGGAACTGTCGATTATATGACTGGTGAAATTCTTATAGATACTGTAAATATACTTTCAACAGTGATTGCAGATGGTGTGATTGAAATTCAAGCAATTCCTCATTCAAATGATATTGTTGGTCTTCGTGATTTGTATATAAAATTTGATATGACAAATACATCAATTAATATGGTTCAAGACTTAATTGCATCAGGTGAAAATACATCTGGATCAAGATTTGTTCACACTCACAGTTATTATACTCCAACATTCACAAGAAAATCAGAATCTCCAGTTTCAACAGCTGCAGCAATTCTTCCATCTACCGCCTCTTCAACGGCAACCACATCCACAAGTAGTGGAACTTATGCAAGTTCATCTACAACAAGTTCTAATACTTCATCATCAACATCATCTAGTTCTAGCAGCGGATATTAATGATAGATACCTCAATACAAAGAGTTCAAGTAAATCAGGTAGTTGCAAATCAATTACCTGAGTTTGTTCAAGCAGAAAGTCCACTTTTTGTGGATTTTATGAAGCAATATTATATTTCGCAAGAATATCAAGGCGGATCAATTAATATTTCTGAAAATATAGATCGTTATACTAAATTACAAACATATGTTGGAGCTGCACTTACAGAATACACTGGATTATCCACAGATACCAAATCTTTCTCCTCTACAATTTTTGTAGATTCAACAAAAGGTTATCCAAGTAAATATGGATTGTTAAAAATTGATGATGAGATTATTACATACACTGGAATTGGTACAACTTCTTTCACAGGATGTATTCGTGGTTTTAGTGGAGTTGATGGTATGGATCAACCTACAAAACCTGATTTATTATCATTTAATACAAGTGTAGGTGCTTCACACACTGGTGGTACAAAAGTTCATAATCTATCTAATCTTTTCATTCGTGAATTTTTTAATAAACTTAAAACAACTTATGCAAGTGGATTTGAAAATCGTAAATTAGATAGTGATTTAGATCAAGTTAAGTTTATTCGTCAAATTAAAGATTTTTATAGAACAAAGGGAACAGAGGAATCATATAAAATTTTATTTCGAGCATTATATGGTGAAGAAGTCAATATTATTAAACCAGCAGAGTTTTTAATTAAACCATCTGATGCTGATTATGGATTTGCACAAGATTTTGTAGTAAAATCGATTACAGGCGACCCTCGTAATTTAAAAGGAGCTACACTCTTTCAAGACGCTGATGAAGACGATGATAATATTCGTGGGGCCTCAGGTGCAATATCAGATGTTAAAGATTTTATATATGGTGGAGAACACTATTATCAGATAAGTGTATCGAAAGATTCAATTGATGGTAATTTTATAGTTCCAGGCAGAACTCGAATTGTTGATCCAGTGTCAGTTGGATCAACAATAATCACTGTTGATACTACAGTTGGATTCCCTACAAGTGGTTCTTTATCCTTACCTACAGCGAGTGTTGCTGGTGTTGTAACTTATACAGGTAAAACTACAAATCAATTTGTAGGAGTGGATACATCTCTTGACACTTTAAGTATTGGTGATGATGTAAGATATAATAATGTTGCATATGGATACTCATTTGCAAATAATACAAATAAGATTGAAGTTTTAATTACTGGTGTTTTAAAAGATTTTCCAATACCTGATAATACTTTTTATTTTAATAAAGGTGATAAAGTTAGAGTTGGAACATTTGGTTATTACAAAAGTTCAGAAGATGGTAATTTTGGTTCATTCGTTTACAATACTGCTGTTAAATTTACTCCAAAAACAGTTGTAAGACAATCAAGTAGTAGTTTTAATATTACCACTCTTTCTGATCATGGATTTTTAGAAGAAGATTCTATTGAAGTTTTAGATGGTCAATCTACTTTAGTTGCTGTTGGTCGTGTTTTAAGTGTTGTTAGTAGTTCATCACTTGTTTTAGGTGATTTGCCTGGCGTTGGTGTAAACAATTTTGCATTTATAAGAAGAAGATTAAAAAAAGGAAATAGTTCTCTTCATACTAATATTAACAAATATACAACTGACGTTCAGAATGTATATGATCATGATAGTGATAATGCGTTTGCATTACCACCACACCCTCATGCATACGTTGCCTCACCATCAATTCCAAGTTTAGGTAATGAACCTATAGTTGCACCAGATCGTTCTGTAACGTGGACTGGCGCCACTGGCGGCGACGTTATACAGTTGATACAGGTTACAGAGGGTGCTGCTGATCATGGATTTTATTCTGGAGAGGTTGTCACATATAATGTTGTTAGTGGATTTTTAGGTCAACTGATTGATGGTAAAAATTATTATGTAAGTCGTGTTGACTCTAACAATATTCGCCTTGCAAACTCTTTACCAGACTTGGTAAATGGTGATTTTGTAGACGCAACTGGAAATGGTACATTTAAAATTTCTGTTCCTGACTTGGCAGGTAAAAAATTAGATCATCAGAAATTATTGAAGAGATTTCCTTTGAATCCAGTGTTTGACGGGGCGAGGCGTGAGACAGCGCCAGGCACCACTGGCATGCTTGTAAATGGTACGGAGATATCAAACTATAAGTCAGGTGATGTTATATTTTTTGGTGGTGTTGAAACCATTGATGTTTTGGAAGGTGGTTCTCAATATGATGTCATCAACCCACCAAAAGTCAGTCTTGAAAGTTTAACTGGTGCTGGTGTAAGTGCAACAGCAAATGTTAAAGGTCAGTTTGAAAGAATTGATATTGTAGATCCAGGCTTTGATTATGTTGCACCACCTGTTATTGAAATTAGTGGTGGTAATGGTAAAAATGCGATTGCAAGAGCGAGATTAAAACAAGTTGATCATTTTGTTGATTTTGACGCATCATCAACAGGTAATATAATTAATATATCTGAAGATACCATTGGTTTTGGAACATTTCATAAGTTTCGTGATGGAGAAGCAGTAATCTATAAAACATTTAATACTGGTGCAATTGGTATTGCGAGTGCTGGTATTACTACAACTGCGATTCAACTTACACCAGATCAAAGACTTGTTGATGAGTCAATTTACTTTGTGTCAAAGGTTAATAACACAACTATTAAACTTGCAAACAATGAGAATGATGCACTAACTAAATCAAACTTACTCAATCTAACTGGGTTTGCTGATGGCACACAAAGATTTCAAAGTTTAAATAAAAAATTTGTTTTAGGTCAGATAATTATTGAAAATCCTGGCGAGGGATATGAAAATAAGAGAAGATTAGTTCCTACTGCTGGTATTAATACATATTCTGATTTTATAGAATATGAGAATCATGGATTTGCAGATGGAGAACTTATTCGTTATTCACACTCAGGAATTGGTGTAACAATTGTTGGTTTAGATACTGATCAAGATTACTATGTTTTAAAGATAAGTGATGATCGTTTTAGACTTGCAGCTGCTGGTATTGGAAGCACTTTGTCTAATGCAAATTATTTGTCAAAACAATTTGTTGGAATGACATCTGTTGGTTCTGGAGATCATATATTTAACTATCCTCCAATTACAGTTAATGTTAAAGGTATTGTTGGAATTAATACAGTGCATCCAGAGAATTATCATGCAATTGTTAATCCAATTGTAAGAGGTTCGATAACATCCATTAATGTAGAGAAACCTGGCCTTGGTTATGGAAACGATACTACTTTTAACTTTAGTATTCCACCCCAAGTTCGTGTTTCTTCTGGATCATCATCAGAATACAAAGCTATCGTAACTAATGGAAGAATACAATCTGTGATTGTAACTCGTTCTGGTTCAGATTATACATCCACACCTGATTTAGAAATACTGGGTGATGGAGTAGGAGCAAAAATTATATCATCTATCAATAATGAAAGAGTTGATAGAGTTATTATTGATAATGGTGGTGTTGGATATACAACTGCAACCGTGGCTGTTAAAGAGGTTATTCCTGGCACTGGTGCAATATTTTTACCTAAGATTAAATCTTGGGCGGTTAATAACGTTAAAAGATATGAAGATATATTCTATGGAGATGATGGTTTCTTATCAAGAGGTGATAATGATGAGGGAATTAAATTTACATCATTCTATGCACCAAGAGGACTTAGAAAGATATTAAAATCAAAGAATAGTGATGGAACGATTGATTATACATCAAATGATTTAAACATTGTAAACAACGCAGAACAGGTATCTTTAAATCATTCACCTATCATAGGATGGGCTTATGATGGTAATCCGATTTATGGCCCTTATGGATATGAACGTAAAGATGGTGGTATTGTAAAACTCATGAGATCTGGTTATTCTCTTAAAACAACAAGAGAGAATGGCCCTCCAATATCTACTTTCCCACTTGGATTCTTTGTTGAAGATTATGAGTATCTTGGTGATGGAGATTTAGATGAGAATAATGGAAGATATTGCATCACTCCAGAATATCCAAATGGAACTTTTGCTTACTTTGCAACAATTAATCCAAGTGAAAACGAAACCAGTGGAACATTTAAAAACTTCCGTGCTCCAGTATTTCCATACCTAATTGGTGATAACTATGCTGCAAAACCTGATGAGTGGAATTTTGTCGAAACAAATAATCAAGACTTAGATTTAAATACGTTAAATCTTCGTAGAAATACAAATCCTTATAAAATTGAGGGATCTGGTGTTGATTATGAAGGTATTCATGATAGTCGTAAATTAGTTGACCAAGAAATAGAAGTCAATTACGCATCCCCTGGCAGAATTAATCAATATGAAGTATTAAGTTCTGGAAGTGGTTATCAAGTTAAAGATGATCTTCGAGTTAAAAATATAGGAAAGGGAAATGGGTTTTCTGGTGAAATTTCAACAGTAGAAGGTCAAGAGATAGTATCAATTGCATCAACTGTAGTTAAAGTTGAAAATTTAGTATTTACATACAACAATTCAAATGGAGATGTTACTGGATTATCATCCCAACCTCATGATTTAGTTATTGGTGATGTTGTTACTGTTTCTGGTCTTTCTACAGATACTTTAAGAAGTCTTGATGGAAGACATCAAATTGGATTTAATACCTCATTTTTACAATTAAACACAGGTATTGGAACAACTGCTGCGACTGGTATGATTACCAATATTTCAGTGACTGGTGATTTATCTAGAAATTCAATTACAGCTAATGATGTACTAGGTATTACTACAGAAAGATTCCTAGTTCTTAACGTTGATGATATTAATGGAAAGATTAGAGTTAAGAGAGAGTTTGATGGTGTTTTAGGAACCGCACATACAAGTGCATCTTTGATTACAAATTTAAATCGAACTATTACATTTAATCTTGGTATTAAGACTGATATTCAAACAAGAGTTAATGTTCCATATTACTTTAATCCTAGTGAAAGTGTTGCGATAGGAACAGCGACTGGTGTTGGTATTGGTTCAACAGTTAGTTACTCATATCGAGTAGTTGGTGGTGGAACAACAGAAAGATTCATTCCAACTCAAAATATATTCTTACAAGATCATGGATTTGTAACTGGTGAAAAACTAATTTACTCAAGTGATGATGGAACTCCTCTTTTAGTTTCTAATGGAATAAATGCAGTGCCTAACTTTAGGTTGACTAATAATTCTCCAGTATTTGCGATTAGAGAGAGTAAAGATTTATTAGGAATATCAACTAATCCTTTAGGAATTGGATCTACTGGATCAATAACTGGTATTGGTTCAACAGCATACCGTTTATTCTTTGATGGTTTTGGAAGTGGTGAGGTTCATAGTTTTACACCACAGAAACCTGAGATTACTGGTTTTGCAGAAAAGGTAGTTGGAACTGTAGTTTGTAAAGAAGCACATAAATTACAAGCTAATGATCGTATTTCTTTATCTGTAACGCCAGGTATTACAACTTCTTTTGATATTCAATTTGATGAAGTTACAAAGAGAACATTTGTAAATCCGATTAACTTTGGTGCATCTGCCGTCGATACTACATCAAATACAATCACGTTTGCAAATCATGGATATAAAACTGGTGATAAAGTTCTTTATAAGTCTTCAAGCGCAATAACTCCTCTTTTAAATAATTTTACCTATTTTGTGGTTAGAATTGATGATAATACATTTAGATTATCAGAAACTTATTTTAAATCTAATAAAATAATTCCAGATGTTATATCATTTACATCAACAGGATCTGGACATACAATTGCTTTAATTAATCCACCATTATCATTAACTCGTGGTTATAAAGTTGGATTTGCAGTATCAGATACATCCTTAACACAAGTTATATCAGGAAAAAGAAGAGAGGTATTTGATTTTGAATTATTCAGAGACTCAAACTTTACAAATCCATATTTTAACAATGATGAAGATGATGGATTCCAAGTTGTTGGTGTGGGAACAGTTGGTGTAACAACAACCGCAAGAGTTGATCTTTCTGTTACATCAAATACTCCAGAAGATTTATTCTATAAGTTAACACCTGTTAATTTGGGTATTGATGCTCCTACGAAGAGAGATCCAATAGTTGACACTGATGTTATTAATCATTCTAGTTTAAAAATATCAGATAGTATTTACAATGGTGATTATGTAATTACAGGGATTGGAAGTACTACGTTCTCATTTGTGTTACCATCTCAACCAGAAAAAGATGGTTATACAAAGAATGAAGCTACAACTTTAAAATACGTTACATCTTCTACAACTGCGATTGGTGCTATCGATAAAATAAAAATTATATCAAAAGGTAGAAATTATCAAAATATTCCAGTTGTTACTTCAATTGGATCTACTCTTGGAGTTGGTGGTGTAGTTAGATTGAATAGTGATGAAACTGGTAGATTAAGAAGATATACCATTAAAAATTTAGGATTCGACTATTCATCAGATAAAACAATTCAACCATCTGTTCAATTACCACAAATCTTAAGATTAGATAGATTATCTAAGATATCAACTATTGGTATCAGTTCTGGTGGTAAAAATTATCTTGAACCACCAAGCATCGTGGTCATAGATCGTGTGACTGGTTTAGTCAAAGATGAAGTAATAACAACTGTTGAATTACAAGGAACATCTGTATCCAAAGTTAATCTTTTAAGAAATACAAACTCTCTTTATGATTCTAATCCAAGAATTATACCTACAAATAATTCAAATGGAATAAAGGTTAAAGATTTATCATTTACAAGCGGAACGAATCTTGTAACTTTAACTCTAGATGGAACATATACATCATCTACTTATCCATTTGTCCTTGGTGAAAAGGTATATGTAGAAAATATTGGTATCGGATCTACAGGAAGTGGATTTAATTCATCTGATTACAAATATGAAGCATTTACAATTACTGGTGTAAATACAAATCCAGGCGGAGGAAATGCAACTGTATCTTATAATTTAGATAGATCAGTCACACAGCCAGGTATCTTTAGTGGCCCTTCATCATCAGGTAGAGCGATACCATTTGCAGATCTTGCTGCTTTTGATATTAGTGTAGATACAAATCAATTTAGTATTGGAGAAAAGGTAAGTACAGGTGATAAAGAAGGAACTGTTGTTGCATGGAATGAAAATAATAAGTATCTAAAAGTTCTTTCAAATGATACCTTTAAGGTCGGGGAGTCAATTAATGGTGAATCCTCTAAGTCAATTGCATTAATTGAACAAACTAATAAGTTTAGTTCTGCTTTTAATATTGATTCAAATTCTGAATTTAGAAGTGGTTTCCGTAAAGAAACAGGAAAATTAAGTACAGAATTACAAAAACTTGCAGACAATGATTATTATCAAACATTTGCATATTCATTACAAAGTCCAGTTCAGTATGATACATGGAAAGATCCAGTTAATAGTCTTGGACATGTAGTTGGTTTTAGAAACTTTGCAGATGTAACTGTTGTATCAACTGCATCTACTGACGATAAAAATAGAAGTAACGCATCTGTTGGAGTTTCATCAGCTGTTGCCACTGTTGTTGCTGATTTGGTTAGTGAGAATGAATCTGTTCATAATTCATATGACTTTGATTTAGTTACAGAAAATTCTAAAAATATTTCTGGATTCTTTGCGTCTGACGAAATTAATTTTAGAAATAAAATTTTAACAGATTACATTGAATCTAGAACAAACAGAGCAATTTCAGTTGATAGTGTAAGTTCTCAGTTTAATGATCTACCTCGTGCAACTGCATTCTCTGATGTTTTTGACTTTAATATTAATGAAGTCGATGCAGCTAAGTTCTATGTTTTACTTTTTGACACTAGATTTTCAGGTGAGAAAGAAATAATTCAGGTTAATCTTGTTCATGATGGTTCTATTGGTTACATGATGGCATTTGGTCGTGTTGAAACATCAATAGATTTGGGTGAATTTGATTTTGCGATTGATGGAGTTATAGGAAATTTAAGATTTGCTCCTGCTAAATCTAAGTTTAATAACTATTCATTACGAATATTTGCACAAGAAACATTTACAAATACAGTTGCAGCTGAAGGAGAAATTGGAACTGAAATAAATGTAGGAACTGGAGTTAGTATTATATCTTCATCTGCTGGTATTGGTTCCACAGATCCATCTCCAGTTCAAGTTGTGGGTTTTGGAACTACTGCAATTACAACCACTAAACTACTTGTTCAAACACAAGAATTGGGTGGTCAAGAAAGAACTCAATTAAATGAGTTAGTCGTATTGAATGATAGTGAGGAAGTATATCTCTTAGAATATGCTCAGATGATTAATGATAATATATCTGGAACTAACGCTCCAAGTGTAGGACTTGGAACATTTGGTGCAGATGTTAGATCAGGAATTACTAGTGTTTACTTTACACCTGAGGCTGGAATTGGTGTGACGATGAGAGTTCATCAAACATCTATAGGTTCAACTGCGACAGGTATTGGAAGCACAACCATATCATTAACAGAAGTATTAGCTACAACAACTGATATCGCATCAACTGGATCTCCACAAGCGACAAGAATTAGTGGAATCAATTCAAATACATATACTGCCTTTGATGCATTGATTGAAATACATGACACAACAAATGACAAATATGCTGTAACTCAAGTAACTGCAATTCATGATGGTAGTGAACCTTTCTTTACTGAATTTGGTTACATAGATAACTTCTCTACAAATGAAACCTCAACATCTGGTCTTGGTGTTATTGGTGTTGGATATTCAACAGCTTCTGGTGGTGATATTGAACTTCGTTTAACTCCTCCAGCAAACACAGCAATTACAACTAAAGTATTCCAGTATAACTTTACTGAAAGTGGTGGTGGTGGTGTTGGTTTTGTTACATTTACCAATTCAAGATTAAAATCTATAGAGGGTTCATATACTGGAACAGAGAATGACATTAAATTCTCATTCCCATTGAAACACAATGGAGATCCAATATTCCATAAGACATTTGATTCATCAGACACTGCTGTGGTTGATGTAACAGATAATACATTTATAATTAACAATCATTTCTTCCAGACTGGTGAAGAATTAACATATACTCCAACAGGTGCTGGTACAACAATGAGTATTGGTATCGCAGCAACAGCTATTAGTGGAATTGGTGTTACCACAAAATTACCATCTACAGTATTTGCAGTTAAACTCGCAGAAAATAAATTTAAGGTAGCTAGAACTGCAGCCGAGGCACTTCAAGCTATTCCAAAAGTCATTGATGTGTCAGCTGTTGGTGTTGGAACAACTCATTCATTTACTTCAAAGAATCTTAACTCCAAGGCTTTAATAACTCTTGACAACAATATTCAAAGTCCAGTTATACAGTCTCCTGTAAATGTCAAACTATCATTTGATGCACCATCAGAGACAGACTTCATTACGATAACAGGTATATCGTCATTCTTCTCAGGTGATACTATTAAGGTTAATGATGAATTTATGAAGATTGATACTGTTGGTATTGGATCTACAAATAGAATACTTGTAAGAAGAGGAAGATTAAATTCTGCAATAGTTAACCATGATGCTGGTGATACTGTCACTAAGTTCTTAGGTAATTATCAAATTGTTGAGGATACAATTAACTTCACAGATCCACCTAAAGGTGAAAAAGGCCCAGCTGGACTAACAACCACATCCACATTTGCTGGTCGAGTATTCACTCGAACTGGAGTCCCTGGCGGAACACAAGAAACTTACGCAGATAACTTTGTGTTTGACACTGTGGAAGAACAGTTCACAGGAATTGCAACTAATTTTATCTTGAAGTCTGGTGGTTCAAACGTAACTGGATTTGCAACTAACACTGGTGTCATTTTACTGAATGAGATATTCCAGAATCCAAATGATGATTATAATATCGTTGAGACTGCTGGTATTACCTCTGTGAGTTTCACAGGTGTCGGTGCTACAAATAATTATGATGTAAACATATCATCAGTTCCTAGAGGTGGTATCATTGTTTCTGTTGGTGAGACCACAAACTTTGGTTATCAACCTTTAGTCGCTGCTGGTGGAACCGCAATTGTGTCTGCAGCTGGAACTGTTGAATCTGTATCAATCGGAAATAGTGGTTCTGGTTATCGAGTTGGATTGCAAACAAACATACTTGTTAGAGCTCGTGGAAGTTCTGGTATTGTAACTATCGGTACTGCAAATGTATCCGCTGGTATAGTTACATCTGTCACAATCACAAATGGTGGTGGTTCTGGATTTAGTTCTGCAACTCCTCCAGTTCTTGAGTTTGAGAAACCACTTAACTATGAAAACTTAAGATTAGTTGGTAGTTCTACAGGTATTGGTGCATCTATATCAGTTCGTGTCGGTGCTGCAACAAGTATAATTAGTTTCCAAATTACAAACTTTGGATATAATTATAAAATTAATGATGTTCTTACATTGGAGACAGGTGGTCAAGCTGGTATTCCAACTGATGCAGATGCTGGATCTTCATTCAAAACTTTCCAATTAACTGTTCTTGATACATTTAATGACAGTTTTGCTGGATTTACATTTGGTCAATTAGAAAAATTAAATAGTTTTGAAAATCTATTTGATGGTGATAGAAAATCATTCCCAATAACTAAAACTATTGGTGCGGTTGAAACACCTATTACTATAAGATCTGCGAAAGGATCTCCAATTAAAGTTGCAGATAATACTTTAATATTCTTAAATGATATTCTTCAAGTTCCTAATGAAAGTTATGTTTATAGTGGTGGATCTCAAATTACATTCTCTGAAGCACCAAAAGAAGATGATAAATTAAGAATTTATTATTATCGTGCATCTGATGACGATGTATTAGAAGTTGATATTTTAGAAACAGTTAAAACTGGTGATCAACTAACAATTAATAAATATTCTGATATTGGTTTAGATGATGCTTTCCAACAAAAATCAAGAACAGTTACAGGAATTACAACATCAGATACAGTAACTACAAATACATATATCGATTCTGGAATTACGACTGTTAGAACACTTCAAAGACCAGTTACTTGGAAGAAACAAACTCAAGATGTGTTTGTTAACAATATTGGAATTGG